TGCCAGGCAGCACATCTTTTTTGGCTTTGGTGGTTGAAATGTTGTATAGGTAGGCTAAATCACTAGCAAACTGTGCAGCTGCCGAGTCAATAAAAGTTACTTCAACACCGTGCTTGTCGTTGAACTCACGAAACGCGTTTGCGTGCTGTTCGGTTGTCTGCTCCGACTTTAAGTATTCATCGACAATAAAAAAGCAATCGCGGTTCCAATCGTAAACGATAGTGCAGTAAGCAGTGCTATCTCGGTAACCAGGGTCGCATCCAGCAAATGCCTCACCTTTGAGGTCGTCAGGAATTTCACAAACATCTTCATCTTTTAAGTTATAAATTTGACCCTCAAACACAGTAAATGAGGCCAAGTATTCTTGTTCAAATTCTGCTTTTGACATAGACCTGCGTGCCTCAGCCACATCCGACTCAGCCATGCGAGTATTTTCCGTGTAGTCAGCTTGTAGCGAGATCCATTCCGGAAAGTTAGGGTCAAATCCACGATTCCAAAACTGCGAAAACCAATTGTTGCGTCCACGAGGTGTGGAGATAAAAATGGCTTTGGCGTTGGGTTTGTCAAGTGTTGGACGCAGTGCAACATTAAACGCAGCTTCGCCGCCTTCACCAAGTGCGGCCTCGTCAAAGATAATTAAATCATACGATCTACCAACAGTTGAATCAACGGTGGATAACGAACCCATACGAATAGTACTTCCATTGGACAATTCAATAATTTTATCTTTTAAATTGTCACGTGCAACTTCAAGGTCAAAGTGTTTGATCAATTTGCGTTGGAGTTCAAATGAAATTGAACTTAAGTTATAGTTGGGGGAAATAATTAACACATTTGATCCAGGTACAAGTGTTACCAGTTGCCCAATAATATTGGCTATGTAGGTTTTACCCAATCGACGAGCAAGTGCAGCGCATACAAAGCGGTACTTGGGGTCGTTGATGGCGTTGATTAGGGCAATTTGGGGACGATTGATTGTATCCCAGATATTAAGCAACTTTAAGTAGTTGGTAATAGGCAGCTTAATAAACCGCTGTTGGGGGTCAAATTCGGTGATAGCGTCGCAATTGACGTCGGGGCGTGAAACTACTAACATTAACGGGTAGCCTTTGCAAGTTCGCGGTAGCCTGTGTTGGTTGGGTGCACCCCGTCGCGGCTTGGGGTAAAGGGCAGTACCACATCACCATACCGTTGGGCAACTTGCTGTACGGTTTGTTGAACCTCGGGTTTGATAGCTGGTAAAATCCAGTACACATTCCTGGCATGAACTTTAGCACGCATTAGTTCTAATTCTTTTTTGGTTTTTACCCCTGGATGGTCATTTGAACCCAAACTAATAATAACGGTGTTGGCCAATAAATCTTTGTGACCGTATTGTTTGTTCCATTGCCACGAATTCCAGCCACCTACGCTATACGAAATACATTCTGGCCGTTGCTGGGCAGTACCTACGGCGATTGAGTCGCCTAAAACGAGACATTCTAGCATTAGACGCCTTCTCCAGTGATTAGTCGCTGTACAAGTTGCGAGTACTTTGATCCGTCTAAACCCTCGTTGATTTGAACGTTTACTTGCTTTTGCGGTGCGGTTGATTGTCGAGCTTTTTCTAAAGCGATCTCGCGGTCTAGTAAGTCCATTGACATCTTATGGGACATTTGTAACAATTCGGCAATGTCCTTGGTTGATCCAGTTTGCGACTCCTCCAGTTCTTGGAACTTTTGTTTGATTAGTGCGTCCATTGCGCGGCGCATCAAAAATCGGTTGTTGTAGCCTGAGTCAAAAAACACCGAGTCGATGTAAGTTTTTACTTCACGTCGGGCTAATAAGTTTGTTACAACCTCAGGGTCAAGGTCAAGTTCCTGAGCAACGGCTCTGGCATCATTTAATTGTAGGTACGCGTTGGCAACTTCCAGTGCTTCCGGAGAGATGCGTACAGTTTCGGCAGGTAGGTGAGTTGTCATAGTGGTATCCTTTTCATGTGATTATACCAGTTTAGGGGTTTGATGGCAAGTGTGGATTTTGGCACCTTAGGGTGTTTGGAAATTTTCCTTAGATAGGCCGTGTCGGGGGGCCCATAGGTGTGTGAAATTTCTAAGTCAAATAACCGCCCCTTGTCAATAGGGGTTTATCCCTATGTTGTATTTACACACACTTGATTTATTCTAGGTTATTCGTGTATAATAGAACACATGATGACAAGGGAAACCAACATGACACTAATCAAAGAAATTTTACAGGCTATTGTTTTTGTTGCAATAACCTTTTCACCATTGTGGATATGGCTTGCAATGATGAAGCCATGATGTTATAATTGAATCTTACTAGGAGAAAATAAGATGACTACCAAGACTGTGAATTACACACCTGAGCAAACTGCTCAGATGATTGCCGACTATCAAGCTGGCATGACTGTTGAATCTATTGCTAACGCATTGGGTAAAACTGTTCGCTCTGTTGTTGCAAAACTTTCACGCGAAAAAGTTTACCAAGCTAAAGCATACAAAACAAAATCAGGCGAAACACCAATTAAAAAAGATGTTCACGCTGATTTCATTGGCGAGGCTTTGGGTTTGACTGAAGCCGATACGGAATCGCTGACCAAGGCTAACAAGGTAGCATTGGCTAAGATTGCCGATTTTATTAGGACTGAAAAGACCTTGTAAACTGTAGGGGCTTTGCCCCTACTTTTATTTTTTATGGTATAATACAGACATGACAAAAACACAAATTGTAGCCGACTATATGGCTAAACGCTATCCCTCAAAATTGTATTCAATGCGTGAGCGTGTGAATTGCATTTGGGTTTCAATGGGTATGGTTGAAATGTATTTCATCATAGAAAATGATAAAATTGTTGACATTCAGGTAGATTAAAATGATTCGTTCAGATAAAGCAAGACTGTTTCAGCTTATGTTGCAAGATGAATTCAAATTGAAATCACGGGTTAACTTTGCAAAATGCAAGGTACTGCGATTTGATGGTGATTCGTGCATGGGAATGTATGAAGGCGAGAAAATCTCAGCTAAAAAATACAACCACAAAATCAGGGTCGCTACTTCTGAGGTAAAAACAGATGAGGATTTGTTTTCTACCCTTGCGCATGAGTATGTTCACGCATGGCAAATGGAGCGTGATGCTGACTTAGATCACGATACAGCCTCAGGTTTCACACAATGGCGTAATTACTTTAACGCATATTATGGCATTGATATTGTAAGCATGGGCAGATAAAAAGAATACTTTTGTTTGCAGAAAAAATTGAATACTCAGGTATTCAATTTTGCGCCAAAATTATAGCATATAATTTTGGGGCGTGTCAATAGGGGTAAACACCTATGTTGTATTTTAGCACACATGGTTTTTTAGCGTTTTTGCGTGTATAATTAGGGCTATGATGAAGAAAACACAATACCAATATACTGCAAAACAATTTGCAGAATTTCGCAAATTTTGCTTGCGTCATGGTTTAAAATTTGCTACAATGGCAGAATTCCAAGGCGCAATTGCTCAATATTTTTCAGAGGATTAAAAAATGGCTAAAATCAAGCGTGTTTCAATTTATGACATGGATGGAACTATCGTTTGCAGTTTGCACAGATACCGCACAATTGTTGACGATAATGGCGAACGAATTGATTTAGGTTACTGGAGAGAAAATGAATATAGAGCATTGGATGATTCGCTCTTGCCACTTGCAGAACAATATAAAGCAGACCTCAGAGATGAAAACTGTTTTGTCATTATTGCTACTGCCCGTGTTTTGCGGAATCCTGATCTTGAATTTATTGATTCGGTTTTGGGAAACCCTGACTACATTATTTCTCGCAATGATGGCGATTCTGTCTCAGGCGGTACATTAAAAATTAATGGCTTGGCTAAGTTTTTTAATCTCAAGCCATTTCAAAATGCAGAATTTACATTTTATGAAGATAATGTAAATTATCTCAAGGCGGTTTGTGATCGTTTTAACATTCGAGGCGTTTATGTACCAAGCAAACAAGGACATTAATTATTTTAATAATAGGGAATATCAAATGGGCTTTGATGCCCATGCGGTAGGCGAGCCATTAGATCGGGGACAATCTGAAGCATGGCAAATGGGCTGGCATGGTTGGGATGATGAAATAAATAAAAGCGAATCAGCCCAGCCATATTTTTGAATACTCAGGTTTTCAAAAATTTTTGAATACTCAGGTTTTCAAAAAACTGTGGTTTTAAAACCACAGTTTGCGCCAATTATACTAGTATAATTGAGCCCGTGTCAATAGGGAAAACCCTAATTTTGCATAAATACAACATAGGTGTTTTCACCTAGAAAATATTTGTTGACAAGGGCGAAAATCGGTTATAATTCATGCATACCAACTAAGGGCTTCAAATGGCTAAAAAACAATTCTTTGCAATCTTGGATACCGAGACAACCATTAATGATACTGTTGCAGATTTTGCAATTGTGATTTGTGATCGCAATGGTCAGATTTACAACCAATGCGCTGTTTTGGTAAATGGGCATTACAATACAATGGAATTATTCCACGATAAAACTGCAAATGATATTTGGGGTTATGCGGGTTTGGAAAAACGCAAAGCGCAATATTCTGCAATGCTAGAAAATGGTTTGCGTATGATCGCCTCAGTTAATGCAATCAATAAATGGATTAATCAAGCCATTGGCAAATATAACCCTACACTTACCGCATATAATCTCGCTTTTGATTTGAATAAATGCGCTAATACTGGTATTGATCTTTCGGGATTTAATTCTAAATTTTGTTTATGGCAAGCCTCAATTGGTAATATCTGCAATTCAAAAAAATATAAACAGTTTTGTTTGCAAAATCATGGTTTTAATAATGTCACTAAGCATGGCAATATGACATTCAAAACCAATGCCGAGATGGTTTGCGGTTTTATTAATAATAATCTTATTGACGAACCTCATACCGCATTAGAAGATGCCCGAGATTTTGAATTGCCGATTTTGACACATATTATCAAAAAACGCAATTGGCAAGATAATATTATTCCTTATGACTGGAATAAATTTCAGGTTAGAGATAATTTCAAGGCATAATATGTATAGATTAGGATGGATTATATTATTATTATTTTTCTATTTAAAGCATATTCGTTTTGAAGAAGATAAATATTTTGTGGCAAGATTTGATAATCATTTAACAAGGGATTTAATATGTTAGAAAATATTGGTTGGCTTGGTTCGGTTTTATTGGCATTTTGCGGATTACCGCAAGCCATAGAATCCTACAAAACAAAATCGTCCGAGGGATTAACTTGGGGATTTATTTCAATGTGGTTTATTGGTGAAATATGCACTTTCGTTTATATACTACCAACTTTAAATTTGCCATTATTATTTAATTAGGCTTTTTTTTTTTGCACAAAAAATGAATACTTTTGTTTCCCGTAAAATTTGAAAACAAAAGTATTACATTTTGGGGCGCCAAAATTATATCATAATTTTGGCGGGCGTGTCAAGGATTTTTTATAACATATTTTTTGTAGGGTTATTATTTTTTCGGCTTTTTTCGTGTATAATATGGGACATGGACAAAACGAAATTGCTTAACTTGCTCAAAGCGGAAACCGAAATGGTTTGGGATTCGCTTTGCGAAATGTACCCCGATTTGGCAAAATTTGATTGCCCTAAAATTGCCTTGAATAATCGTTTTTGGCGTACCGCTGGACAATGCAACCAAGCCGAAAATTTGATTGAATTGGGAACAAAATTCTTTCAAACAAAAAAGAATTGTGATATAATGATTGATATTATCTTGCCACATGAGATAATTCACCAAGCCGATTTTAATTTGTTTGGTGAATCAGAAAAAAATTGTGGACATGGTGAAAAATGGCGTGAAATTATGGTAAACTATGGGCTAGAGCCAAACCCTTATCACTCAATGGAGGTTAAACGATGATTTTATTTTCTTGGATTTTGTTGTTTACTTATTTGGTTTTTGGTGTTATAATTGCGGAATACATTTTGGATTGGGCAGACAATGCTAAATAAAATTTCTTGGATTGGCACATTATCTAGCATTATCGGTGCTTTTATTGTTGCTTCGCAATTATTCTTTTTGGGATATTGCTTTTTTATTATCGGCTCATTATCTTGGCTAATTGTCGGATATTATCGAAAAGATAAATCATTAATTACCCTTAATGGTACATTCTTTTTGGCTAATATCCTTGGTTTATATAATTCATTTTAAGGAGAAAATAAATGAAATCAGTTAATTATACCCCTGAGCAAACCGCTCAGATTATCGCAGATTATCAAGCTGGTAAATCTGTGGAAACTATTGCCGAAAATCTCGGTAAAACTGTTCGGAGTATTGTCGCAAAACTTTCCCGTGAAAAGGTTTATATTAAAAAAGAATATAAATCTAAAACTGGGGAAATTCCAGTTAAAAAAGATATTCACGCTGATGCTATTGGCGCGATTTTGCGATTACCCGAAAATGATATTGAATCATTAACTAAAGCAAATAAAAATGCTTTAAAAGTTATTTTCGAAGCATTGGCAAATTCAAAGCCAATATAATCAGAAAATGATTATAACCGATTATCTCAGATAATCGGTTTTTTATTATCTCCAATGTAAGTAAGCACTCACTTCGCTTGCGCCAAAATTATACCATAATTTTGGCAGGCGTGTCAATAGGTGTTTACCCCTATGTTGTTTTTGTACCACTTGGCACGATTCTTGCGCCACTGGGGCTGGCACGATTCTTGCTTATAATTAAAAATGCATAATTACGGAAAACTGCACCGTTCAAATTGTGACTGTGCCGTTCACCGTAATTATTAATTTTGGCGCACGATTTCGGCGCGCCAGTGGAAATCCTTGCCTAATTTTCCGTGGGGGTGCGTGTGCGCCCATTATACAGTGCCAAACTGATATTTGTCAAGTGAATTTTTTAAAATCTGTGCTTGATTAATAAAAATTTACGCGCAAAAATTTAAATTTGCCAAAGTTTTCCAAAAGTTTTATAATTTCTTTATGAAATCAGGAAAGGGCAAGACATGACAGACCAAGAATTTTTCCAGTTAACTCAGCAACAGTGGTTTGAGGATTTTGTGGATGCAGAAGTATCGCAAATTTTGGAAGATATGGACATACCCGAAGAAATTCTCACTTGTGCATAGTACTCAAATCCCGTATAATTATATCTTTAACAGCGCAGAAACCAATTGAAAGGACATATGATGACTGACAAAACCGTAAATTACACACCTGAGCAAACTGCTCAGCTCGTTGCCAACTACCAAGCTGGCGAATCTGTCGAACAATTGGCAACAATGTTTGGCAAAACCACTCGCTCAATCGTGGCAAAATTGTCACGCGAAGGCGTGTACCAAGCCAAGAGCAAGAGCTCTGGCGTGGCTCGTGTCAAGAAGTCAGAACTTGTTGACCGAATTGCCAACCGAGTTGGTGTGGCTCCAGAGACATTTGATTCTTTGGAAAAAGCCAACCACGAAGTCCTGGAAGCAATCCTCGCAAACTTGCGTTGATTGTGGCGGTTGAGGGTCAAGAAATTTTGTCTTGATCTTCATCCCCAAACACTGTATAATAATATCTTAGACAGTCGAGAAGGGCTTAATGAATGACAACGCAAGTTGCCGTCCGTTTGCAAATGAATCTCACCTCAACCTCCAAATTATTTATTAGTCTGTTTTGTGAGTAGTCTGATTGCAGCGAGTGTCTAATTTCTTACTTGATTATGCAAGTTGATTAGTGTATAATTATTATATAAATTGATGAATAGGGTGACAGCGAACGCTTTAGGCGATACGTCTTAATTGTGGAGAAGAATCGAGCCACAGCCCGCTACTAACTGAATTTTGGGTAAACCGAGACCAGCTCTATGCGTATCTGGATAAGTTTTTAATTGCGACTGAAGGTCTCTAGTCGCAGCCCATTCCCAACCCTCTGATGAGCACATGAAAGTTGTGCGAAACCCCTTACCGTCGTGCCCGCTTTGCTGTCTTCTCCCAAAGACACGGATGGTGCAGTTTGGGGTCAGGAAGAAAACCCTAGCGTGTACCACTCGTTGGTGTTAGGAAATGAGTATTCCTAGGGAGTCGTCCCTATATCCCATACGGTGCTCCACCATGAGCACCTCAACTAAACTGGGTCCACTGGTTCGGAGTGACAACAAGGTAGGAACTCTAGGAGAAAGAACTCCTCAATCAAATACAGCTATCATCTAACTTCCAAGAGCAGACTTAAGTGACTGTAATGAGAGTATGGAATCTCTCTGGCGATTGAATGGCGTTGCGCAAACCATTCTGTAAAGGCGCACAAGACCTAGCAACGGGTGCTTAAATAATGGTGCGATCTGACCCTAAACTGTGGAGGGTGCAATAAATATATCCAGTCGCTAGCAAATGCGTTAATCTATGTGTTAGTCACGGATATCCAGCATACCCTTTGAGGTTGACAGGACTGAAACGTGCATCGCTCCCCTACTAAACGTCGCAATGGATTAACCACCAACGGATGGGCTACAGTGGTAGCAGTTTAGGGTCAGGCAGGCTGTGGTAGCCGTGAGTCCCGTTAGAGCAAAAAACCTCGAGAGTTCAAAAGCCCCTTCAAGATTCGCTCTTGGGGGCTTTTGTTTTTGGTGCGGTCGCTGCGCCATTATACCAGTGCTAAACCTTGTTTGTCAAGTGTGTTTTCTACGCACTCTGACCCTAAACCGCAGTAATCGCAAGCAATGTACACGGTCAGTGAAACAGACGCAAAAAAGCCCACTTAAAGCAATTTAAGTGGGCTTTTCTTTTTGTTAGGCTGATTTGCTCAGTTTAGGGTCAATTAAGTGCAAATTCGTCAGAATAAGTGCGAGCTTGTTTGGTTTGATGCAGTTTAGGGTCAACCTGAGCCAATTTAGCTTCAATTAACTTGAGCACCGTCTTGTTTACCTTCTCCAGTGATTCCAGCAATTCTTCATCCACGTCCAGAAGCTCAGCAATGCGTTCGATGTGCTCCGATTTTTTAACTGGTACCTCACCACGCTTGTTGACATAGCTCTTTTTGACATAGACGCCCAGAGAGCTGAGTTTTGCGATTACACTACGTTCTGGTACATCTAAGCCTGCTGCAATCGTAGCTACAGGTACTCCAGCTTTGTAATCAAGGATCAATTTGTCTGTGATTTCTTTGGTGTATTTCATAGGTCCCAGGGCAGTACTTCTGCCACTTCTTTCACTTTTAAAGGTTTTTGTTCAGGTTCTTGTTTAAAAATCTCATTTGACACCAGAGGTTTGGGCATTGAATCCCAATTCTCTAGATCTAAAATCATATAAGGTGTTCGTAATTCAGGGTGTGCTAACCAACATTGAGTTAAGATTGTTTGTGTAATCTTTGGTAGATGACCAATCTCTGTGTCCTGAATTCCAGTTAAACTCCAAGTGCTTTTAGCAGGCTTTTTGCTACCTGCTGTTTTGCCTGACTTAGTTGTAAGTCCTTGGTCTTGTATTTCTAATAGTCTATCCGACCCTAAACCGCAACAAATATCAAGGTCTTCAGGGGTTAATATCACTGCATCAAAAAGTCTGGGTTCTAGAATATACTGCAATCCAGTACTATTTCTCCAGCTTTCATAGTTGATGCCTTTCATTCTTTTTAAGCCCATCATTATTAGTGGGGTTAGTGTAGCATAATCAGGCGTACGAGTTTGTTGTGCTACTAGCAGTGATCGTTTAATCCTTGAAAGCATATAAAATGCCCTAGACTTAGGGTCAGGGCAATTTTCTTTAACTGTTGCTAAACAATCTATTGTGTTGTTATTTTTTACTAGAGTCCATGATCCATACCAAGCAACTAATTGAGGCAGCAACCAGGTGTGGAGGTGGGACAGATTTACACTTTCAGCCCAAGTTTCCCAGCCTTGTGTGTTTAGGTGTTCCGTTCCAGTAAAATCGAGTGAGTGTAGTTCTTGTTTTTTAAATAGCATTTTTTCAAAATAGTAGATTTAATTTTAAATATAGTTCGAGTCGATAAGCATATGGAC